AACCCTGACAAAGCTAAACTACAACTTGTAATTGACAAAGGCGAATATTTTGCTTGTGTTGAAGACGATGTTGACCAAGTGCAAACAGATATGAAACTAATGGACATGTGGTCTAAAGACGCTTCTGAGCGTATGAAGATTAAAATTGACGATAGAGTTTTAACTGATTTGTTAACTGATGTATCGTCAAACAACAAAGGTACAACAGCTGGAGCAATCTCTGGCAACATTGACCTTGGTGTAGCAGGTACTCCTGAAGCGCTTACTACTTCAAACGTAATTGGTAAGGTTGTAGACATGGGAACAGTTCTTGACGAAGCTAACTGTCCTGAGCAGAATCGTTTTCTTGTGATTCCTGCTAAGATGGCTGGTCTAATCAAGCAATCAGACCTTAAAGATGCGTCTATCACTGGTGATAATATGACACCATTGAGAAACGGTCGTCTAGGTATGATTGACAGATTTACAGTTTATGTAAGTCATAACTTATACAAGAACGGAAGTGAGTTTAGCGTTATCGGTGGACACACAATGGGATTCACATTTGCATCACAGATGACAAATATGGAGACTATTCGTTCTGAAACAACTTTTGGTAATATCATCCGTGGTCTTCAAGTTTATGGCTATAAAGTCGTTAAACCTGAAGCTCTTGCGACAATGATTGTAACCGTTTAACCATTTACTAGGAGAAAAAACATGGCTGCATATACAGACACACACGGCTTTGATAAAGGTTCTGCGGCACATCCTGCCAAAGGAACTAACAGAGTCGGCTACATCGAAGTCGTACTAGACTTCGCTGAAATTACTTCTGCCAGGGTTACCGCTGGAGCAACTGCTCTTGCCGCTGGTGATTCTATAGAGGTAATTTCTTTACCAGCTAACACGCTGATAATGGCTGTTGGTGCAACAACCCAAACTGCTGAAGGCGCAGCATCAACATTTGACATCGGATTTACCGGTGGCGATGTTGATGGATTTGTTGATGGAGGTGATGCTAACACAGCAGGTACTACATCATCAAACGGCGCACTTTTAGATGGCGATAACCAAAGCCATTATCTTGCTGCTGCAGATACTATTGATATGCTTATTGGTGTATCAGGTGCTGTAACTGACGCTGCTAAGATTAAAGTATGGGCAGTTGTTGCTGATTGTTCATAAACTAAGGACTAAGGGGGCTTCGGCCCCCAGTTCTTACAAAGAGCGTTTATGGTAATAAAATCAAAAAAGTTGAAAGAGTAACAAGAAAAGCATAGTATAATAAAAGAAAGGCAGGTATAACATGACCGAAAAAAAAAGATGGCTTAGAAATATTATAGATGGTGAGATTTATGGCTGGAATGAAGTTCTAGCAGAAAACCCACGAACTGAAGAAGTTACTGAAGAAGAGGCGTTTCCTGAAAAACATATGCCTAAAAAACAAAGAGGGCGCCCAGCAAAAGTAAATTTAAAAACAGAAAATATTCCTAACCCAAAAGGAGAAACTCCACCAGAACTAGCTGAAGAAGCAAGTAAAGGTTTGAAAAGAGCAAGAAATAACAAAGGACATTATATAGCAGATGACCCAACTACTCCAGAAAATGAAGCCTGGGCAGAAGAAAAACCATCTGATGTTTAAACGGATAAGGTAAAGAAGTGATACTAAATGATGTAATATCAGAAGCACGAGAAATACTACAAGATACTGTATCGCCGCAAAGATATAGTGATACTGTAATGTTAAGTTTTGCAAACCAAGCGTTAAAACGTATTGCTGTTTTACGTCCTGATTTATTCGCAATTATTGCAGACATTTCTACTACGGCGGGCGAAGTGGTGCAGTCAATGCCTTCCGATTCTATTCGATTACTAGAAATTTATTCTGTAAAAAATGGTAATGGTATTATCGAAACAAATAGAGAAATACTTGACCAGTCTTTACCTACTTGGATGAATGCAGAAGCAGGCGCTGCTGTTAATTTTATGAGGCATGTGCGTAATGCAAATAAATTTTTTATATACCCAAAAGCTCCTGCTGACCAAACATTAATTGGTGAGTATGCTCAAGTACCACCTGTATACGATGGTACAACTACAGTTGCTTTACTACCAGACGCTTACCTTCCTGTTGTTGTAGATGCTACTGTTTTCTTAGCTGAATCTGTAGATAACGAGCATGTTAACTCTAATAGAGCACAATTATTCCAACAATCATTTACTCAAGCTTTAGGAGTAGCCGCACAAAGCAGAGCTATTACTGATACTGAGCGAGGTGGACTAGATGAGGAGGATGTTGCGTAATGCCTACATATTCGACTAGAACTTTTCTTGATATTGTTAATAGGTTATCTCCTAGTGTACCTGGATGTCCTACACCTGTTATAGAACAATATGTTCGTGATGCAGCTATAGAAGCGTGTGAGCGTACTTTGGCTTGGCGTTATGAACAACCTAAAATAAGATTAGTTCCTGGGGCATATGATTATGCGTATGAAGCACCAGATGATGCAGAAGTACACGCTGTTGTAACAGCTACGGTAAATGGTGATGTTTTAAAACCAATAACTTTAGAGCAACTATATGATATATATCCTAAATGGCCTAGTCAAGATACTAACGAAAGAGCACAGCCTTGTTACATAACACAGTTAGACCCTGATAATTTTTCTGTTGCGCCTATACCTGATGATAGTAAAACATATGATGTTAGAATGATTGTGTGTTTAAAACCTTTAAGAACAGCAACGAAAATGGATAAAAAATTTTTAGATGAATTAGAGAATGTTATAATGCACGGAGCGTTGCAACATCTTCTAGTGTTACCAGATAGAACATGGAGTGACAGAGAACTAGCTTCGTACCATGCTAGACAGTTTGCTTTTAAATTATCTGAGCGTAGGGCTAGAACTAATTTAGGTACATCAAAAGCATCTATGCGGGTGCAAGCACAGAAATTTGCGTGAGGTGATTTATGGCAGATATTATTAGATTAGTAAAAGGAGATGAACTCCCTATTGTTATTATTACGTTAACAGACGATGTTGCTGGTGCAGCTTTAAATGTATCTGCTACTACTACAGTAGTAAAAGTAAAATTTAAAGCAGTAGGCGGAACTTCTACTTTAAGCACTATAACATGTACTAATGTAACTGACGGAACAGATGGCAAAGTACAATTTAATTTTGCTAGCGGAGTTCTTGATGTAGACCCTGGTGAGTACGAAGGTGAAATAACTATAAGTTTTGATGGTTCAGTACAAACAGTTTATGATGTGTTAAGATTCAGAGTGAGGTCAAATTTCTAATGGCTAATATAAAATTTACATATACTGCTGCTACAATACTATCTCTTACATCAGTTGCGAACAATGTTTCTGCTTCTAATTCTTTTGTAGATTTAGTTTATAGTGCAGCACCTGCTACTAAAATTAGTTTTGAAACAGAACTTATACCAACTAGAAGGCTGGTAGAAACAGCAACTGTTAGCGACCCAACCATTGAAATATCTGTTACAAAAGTACCTGGAGATACAGTATCAGTATCTGAATCTCATGTGGCAGCAGTAAGTTTAGCAAAAACAGATTCAGTAACAATTACAGATACTCCTAATAAAATAATAAATTCTACTGTAGATTTTGATTTATCTGATTCTGATATTGACCCAGACCCGATTACTGTTTCAGATGCACCTGCTATAACATTTACTCACGGAGGTTTTACAGATTCTGCTTCAGTTAGTGAAAGTATATCCACGGTATATACAGCAGGGAACATGAATTTTTTATACCCAAACCGTGCTTTTGTTTTTGACACTGACACCAACTCAGCTAATATTAGAGGTTACCACAGAGGTTTAGATGAAGCGGCTTCAAATTTTGAGTTCAATGGATTTAAAGCTCCTGCAGTGCCTGACATTACAGGTACGGTAGGTAACGAAGATGCGCTAGTAAATGGGACAGTAATTCTTGAAGATACTGCAGATACACTAAACCCAATAGAGGAGCGAATTGGAATTTGGAACACAGCTTTAATTAATCAGCCTATTTTAAACTCTGATATAATAACTTACGGCGGCTCAGTAAACGCTGGACTATTAGTTAAATTTATATATACTGATACTATTGACTCCCCAACAACGGGTTCTCATGCGTTGAACGGGCATTTTGTAAACGAAACACCAATGGGCGCAGGGTCACATTGAGAGAGGAGAAGATAAATGTTAAATGATTATATAAAACTTGTAGGCCAACTAAAACTTACTCTTACACGCCCTAGCGGACATGTAAAACATGAAATTATAGTGCCTAATCTTGTTGTAACAACAGGTAAAAATTTTATTGCTTCAAGAATAAAAGACGCAAGTGCTACGGCTATGACACATATGGCTATAGGCACCGGAAGCACAGCAGCTGCTGTAGGCAATACAGCTCTAGGTTCTGAAGCAGGCAGGGTAGCACTTGCGTCTACCACTGTAAGTACCAACAATGTTGCTTATGTAGCAACGTTTCCAGCGGGAACAGGTACAGGAGCTATAACAGAAGCAGGACTACTTAATGCAAGTTCAAGTGGTACATTATTATGCAGAACTGTTTTTTCGGTTATTAACAAAGCATCTGCTGATATATTAGGTGTAACATGGACTGTAACAGTTAGTTAAGGAGGTAAGTTATGAGTATACAATTTGCAAACAACGCCCATTCTACTTTGGCTTCTGGGATAAACGATAGTGCTACAAGCATAACAGTAGCAAGTGGACATGGTGCTAGGTTTCCAACTCTCACAGGGTCTCAATTTTTCTACGCAACTTTGATTGATACATCCAACAATTTAGAGATTGTAAAATGTACAGCAAGGTCTACTGATGTTCTTACAGTAACTCGAGCTCAGGAAAGCACATCAGCTCGAGCGTTTTCAAGTGGCGATAGAATAGAACTGCGTATAACTGCGGCAGGGTTATCCGCTGTTACAGCAGATGCAACAACAAGCACTAAAGGTATAGCCTCTTTTGCTAGTGCAGATTTTTCTGTATCAAGTGGAGCTGTAACTTTAGAAGCAGCAGTTGCTAAAACAGATGAACAGAACACCTTCACAAAGGCTCAGTTACCCTCAACATATACTGGAACTGGATTAACATTAGATTTTGATACATACCAAAATTTCATTATAACTTTAAGCTCAGGTTCTAATACACTAGCAGCTCCATCAACTGAGGCTAGTCAAATAGGGCAAACTGGAGTTATTATATTTATTCAACCGGGAAGTAGTAGTGCTGGAACAGTAAGTTTGCATGGAGATTATGAAACACCAGCAGCTGGAGGATTAACTTTAAGTTCAACTAATAGTGCCTATGATGTTGTAGCATATATCGTAAAGGCTGATAATTCAATATTGCTAAGTTCCCCCCAACTTGCATTTGGGTAGATTATGTTTAGTAGCGAATTATGGAATAAATCAGGAGTTAGTACATACTCTATAGATCAATCAATTCGTTTTAATGATGATGATTCTCCAGAATTAACAAAAACATATTCTGGTGCTGGTTCAAGAACAACACAAACATTTAGTGTTTGGTTTAAATTAGGAAATACTCAATCTAGTAGTGGTTTTAATTTTTATAATGGTGGTACTGGTACATCTGACACTACATGGAGTGGTATTAGCATATATGACCATAAGATATACTTACAAGGTTACAGTACAAACTGGAAAATAACAACTAGAGTTTTAAGAGACCATTCTGCTTGGTATAATTTAGTTTACATCTGGGACACAACAAATTCAGCAGCTAGTGAAAGGGTTCGTTTATATATTAATGGACAACGAGAAACAGATTTTTCTACAGATAATAATCCAAGTGCAAGTGCAAGTTCTGGTATAGGTCAGGCGGCAAAACATAGTATAGGTAATCAATCAAGGGTAGTTGGTTATAGTTATGCAGATGCTTATATGGCAGAAATAGTATTTATAGATGGTACAGCTTATGGTCCAGAAAACTTTGGTGAAGAAAATGATAATGGGATATGGGTTCCCAAAGATGTAAGTGGATTAACATTTGGAACAAACGGATTTTGGATTGATGGTAGGGATTCAGGGGATTTGGGCGATGATGAATCAGGGCGAGGTAATGACTACACAGCAAGTGGACTTGCGGCACACGACCAAATGACAGGAGAAAGTCCTACAAATAATTTTTGTGTAATGAATCCTATCAACAAACATTCAAATGTAACATTAAGTAATGGTAATTTACACGCACTTGGCTCTGGCACCTCTATTTCTTATGCCTCTGTCGCTACAATTTCGTTACCAAGTTCAGGAAAATGGTATGCTGAGATGAAATATACTAATGCAAGTGCTGGTGAATATCCAATGGTTGGAGTTTTTAACAATAGTGTTAGAGCATTAATTAATGTTTCTAACAGTCCAGGAGGTACTGGTGCTAGTGGTGCAAAGGATATTGGCTTTGGTGCTGATGGCAGAAGATTGGAAAATGGAACTAATACAGAGCCTTGGGAGAATGCTGTTAGTGATGGTAACATAAGTGCTTTAGCTATTGATATGGATAATAAAAAGATTTGGTTTGGACATAATAATAGTGGTTCTTTTGTATGGCAAGCTAGTGGCAACCCATCAGCTGGAAGTAATGAGGCTAACACAATAGATTTCAATACTACAGAGTTAGTTTTGGGAAATGGTCATTATAGTACCTCAGAAGTTCATTGGAACTTTGGACAAGATGGAACTTTTGGTGGAACAGAAACAGCACAAAATAATTCAGATGCTAATGGAGTGGGTAACTTTTATTTTTCAGTTCCAACTGGATTTAAGGCAATTTGTACAAAGAATTTAGGGAGTTAATATGGCAGTACCAACAATACCAAACGGAAAATCTCAATTCTTTACGTCTTTATACGAAGGAAATGGAGCTGGGCAGAAGGTTGGTAAATTTTTACCTTTTACTGATAATGCCACTATTGCTAATAGTTGTATATTTGCTACTGGTGATACAGCATCATTAACAAAAACATTTGGTAGTGCTGGTGATAGAACTGAATGGACTTGGAGTGCTTGGATAAAAAAAGGCATACCAGATGAAAGTGGTATTATATTTTATGCTAGTCCAGTAGCAGATTCTTGGAACTCTGCAAGTAGTGGTGGGTTATATTTTACAACTGATAATAAGTTATACTTTTATAATGCTGGAACAACTCTTTTTACAACAAATAGAACTTTTGAAGATTCTTCTAAATGGTATCACCTCTTAGTAGCCTATGATTCTGGACAAAGTGGTACGGATAAAATTAAATTCTATGTAGATGGTGACC